GTGACATTTAACGCCACACCAATAAACTTCTCCCAAGTTACTGTAAAATGGGAGCAGGTAAACGCAGCAGAACGTTGGAACACCCTAAGTCCGACACTCACATGGATTAACGCGATAGGAGTCGTAGCCTAATGGCAACAACCACAACCAACTTTGGCTGGGATATTCCTCAGTCAACCGATCTTGTAAAAGATGGCGCTACAGCCATCGCGGCACTTGGTCAAGATATTGACACAGCTTTAGTTGATCTCAAAGGCGGCACTACCGGACAAGTACTAGCAAAGGCAACAAACGCAGACCTAGACTTTTCATGGGTAGCGCAAGATGACTCAAACGCTATTCAAAACACAATCGTCGATGCCAAAGGTGACCTTATCGCAGCAACCGGCTCCGACACACCAGCGCGCCTAGCAGTTGGTACTAATGGGCAGGTATTAACGGCTGACAGCGCGGAAGCAACTGGCTTGAAATGGGCTACAGCGACAGCATCAAGCGGCCCGGCATTTAGTGCTTCTCCATCAAGCGGACAAGCAGTATCAAGCGGATCGTATGTAAAACTTAATTTTGGAACAGAAAACTTTGACACAGCGGGCAATTTTGCATCATCTCGATTTACTCCGACAACTGCCGGTTACTACCAAATTAACTTCTCAAGCGAAGGCTCTTTTAGCACCGGAAGCCGCTCGGTCGCTGCACTTTACAAAAATGGCAGTTACGAAAAGCCACTTGGATATACCTTTGTATCTTCCGGGCCAACTGACAATGGCGCAAGTGGTTCAATTCTTATTAACATGAACGGAAGCACAGATTATTTAGAAATCTATGCGTTCGTATCTGCGGGCACTTGGACGTTTTCTGCCGGTCAATTCTCAGGCGTATGGGTAAGGGGACTTTAATGAAAATCAAAGAACAGATTGAAAAGGTTTATCCTGAACTTGCAGACGATGTTGATGTGTTTATGCGTCGCGTAATTCTTATCCAAGATGACTCAGATGGCAAAGGCGAATATCTTGCAGAGTGGAATTACTCCAAGCCAAAGCCAGAAGGCCTAAAGCTCGGAAAGTGAAAGCCGTTTTATGCAAAGCCGGGCAACAGCTACGCGAACAGTTCGATGATAGTTTTCCAGACCGAGATAGAACCTCGGATGGATGGATCGCAGATGCTCGTCATGTCGCGGGTGGTAAGTCTGACCATATTCCAAGCGCTGATAGCGGCATCGTTAGGGCAATCGATATTGACAGAGATGTATCTGGTAAAGCGAAGCCAGACCTCATGCCAAATATTGCTGACCAGATTCGACTCTGCGCCAAGGCCGGAGATAAGCGGATCGCGTACATCATTTTCAACGGCCGTATTGCATCGTCTCGCATGGGCTGGCGCTGGAGAAAGTATTCGGGAGTCAATCCGCATAATCATCATTGCCACATTTCTTTCACTTCAAAGGGCGATACAGATAGTTCGTTCTTCACTATCCCAGCGTTAGGCGGAACAGCATGAATCTAAAGCACCCAGCACTTGTAGCAGTTGGAGCATTTCTCGCAGTATGGGGAACTACGTCTAACTTCGATCTAAACTATCGTTCAATCTTGGGCGCAGTTGTAGCAGGCGTATTTGGATACGCAACGCCTAAGAAATGAGCGCACAGGACTTTGCGGCGATTGCCGTCGCTATCATCTCGGTGCTTGGCGGCGTTGCAGCTTATGTCCAGTTCATGATTAAGCATTACCTATCAGAATTAAAACCAAACGGCGGCTCATCAATAAAGGATCAGGTCAATCGACTAGAAGCGCGTGTCGATACAATCATCGACTTACTAGGTAAGTAACACTTTACCTATGGCAAGGAAGCGACCAGTCATAGACTTAGATACTTATAGCAAACTCGATGCTTATTGCATCGCGATGAATGAGTATTACAAGTCATTACGCAGAGCAGGTTTTACAGAGACTCACGCCTTTTGGCTGTTGTCAGATCGTGAAACTTTTCCGGACTGGATTATCCCGAACCTACCCAATCGGATAGACAATATCCCATACGAGGATGATGACGAGGACTAATGACAGTAAAACGCATCGCTTGGATTTCAGACATTCAAGCTCCGTTTTTTCATGAAGCAGCAGTCAAGAATTTAGGCAAGTTTCTTAGGGTTTACAAGCCTCATCAGACAATTTGCATCGGCGATGAGATTGACCTGCCTATGCTCGGGGGTTTTGCCCAGCCATGGCAAGAGGTAGAAGGCAACATCGATGAGGATCGTAAGTTAACTTTGGAGATACTCGAATACCTAGGCGTTACCGATGTTGTCGGGTCTAACCATGGGGCTCGCGTTTACAAGTCTCTATCTCGCCGACTTCCGGCATTTATGAACCTTCCAGAGCTGCGTTATGACAAGTTTATGGGGTACGACAAAGCCGGTATCAAATACCACCCAAATGGCTTTGACTTTGCTCCGGGCTGGCATACCTGCCATGGCGATGCTTTCCCGCTATCTAATAAGCCGGGACAAACGGCCTTAAATGGCGCTATGCGTATGGGTAAATCAATTGTCTCGGGTCACACGCACAGACTGGGTCTATCAGCCCATTCTGAGGCCTCTGGAGGCCGATACGGGCGTATTGTGTGGGGTGTTGAGGTTGGCAACCTAGTTGACCTTTCAAGTCCCGGTATGGGCTACACAAAGGGCTATGCCAACTGGCAGATGGGCTTCGTTGTGGGTACTTTGCACGACAAGAGATTTACGCCTGAGCTTATTCCAATCGATCCTAAGGATGGTTCATTCATTTACCAAGGAAAACGCTATGGCTGAGTTCGCTAGACCAGACTTTGGGGATGAGGATGTGGATAACTTCGTTATCGTGTCGTTATCTAAATCTGGCGGCTGTTTATTTCGACAGCTGTAACGTTCTCTCAAGAAGCCAGAAACGCTGGCTAAAGGGAGATAAATGAACCATATAAATCATGACCATATCGTCATATTTTCAATGCTTATCGGGAGTTTACCGGGCTTTGTATTTGGATATATCAAGGGACATGAGAATGGGCTAAAACAAGCTCGTAATTCTTATCGTCGCTTGACACGTCAAATGCAACAGTCGGTAAATCGATGAAGGCCGGTGATTTCCTTACAGAAGCCAAGGCCACAATTCAAGATCGTGGATTTGACTATGGACACCCAACAGACAATATGCAGCGAACCGCACGACTTTGGGCTGCATACTTGGAAATGCCAATCGAGGACTATCAGGTTGCAATGTGTCTTGCACTCGTCAAAGTGGCCCGAAGTATGGAGACTGCAAAGGTTGATAATTACATCGACGGAAGCGCATATTTCGCCATCAGCGGCGAACTTAGAAGTGAGGATGTAATCGCTTATGTGTGATGAAACCTGTCCATGTTTTTACTTTGGCTCATGCCCTAACGAAAAGGATGATGAATAATGTTCGATTTGACCCAGTATGAAACTGTCGATCAAAGATTAGAGAAATTTTGGGCTAAATATCCAGACGGGGCAATAATTACAGAAATGGTTGCTCACAAAGATGATCGCTTTATATTTAAGGCAAGCATCTATAAAACCTTTGCAGACCCAATACCATTTGCAACAGGATACGCCGAAGAAATCGTAAGCGGTCGAGGTGTCAACGCCACGAGCGCGTGCGAAAATGCCGAATCCTCGTCAATCGGCAGGGCGCTTCATACAGGTGGAATTTCTAAACATTCAGATGGCAAGCCTAGACCGAGCCGCGAAGAAATGGGCAAAGTCATCGAGATGAATAAGGTAAAGGCTAACATCGATGAGGTAAAGGCTAAGATGGCTGAAACTTCTACACAATACGTCCCAGTACCGAAAGCAGATGATCCATGGACTATCGCAACAGCACAGCCAGTACAGACTTTAGAGAGTGCAGTCGAGATGGTGAAATCCTCACTTGGTGGCACTGCGGTGGAAGAGAGCTGTATTCATGGACCAAGAATTTGGAAAACTGGCACTAGCAAGGCTGGCAAGCAATGGGGACATTGGAAGTGCAATGTCTCTCGGCAGAACTTTACCGATGAGCCATGCGATCCGATTTGGTACGAGATTGCAGCTGATGGCACATGGAAACCACAGGTGAAACGATAATGGGCCACTTACAGTTTCTTAATCAAGATGGAGAATGGGAGACATTCCCAAGCCCGGAGCAAGAAGCCAACTTAAGGGCTAACGCAGCTGTATTAGAAGAACTGGGTTTCAAGCTGATTTGTCAGTTATGTAATCAATTTCCTAGTCCAGTGCAAATTAAAGATCGTTATCTTCAACAGGAATGGCAATGCGATAAGTGCCACACTATAAATTCTGCTGGAAAGGCATGACCTAATCCATGTCGCAAAGCAGGAAATATCGCGGCTATAAGACTGAACGGGTGGTTGCTGAATACCTAACTCAATGGTGGTCAGGAGCTACAGTCGGCCGCGGTATGGGCAAAGACATCGTGAATATTCCGGTGGATATTGAGGTCAAGAGTAGGTCTCAATTTAGCCCGATGGAGTGGTTGCGCCAAGTTAAGAAGCGCACGGAGAAGACTGGGGAATTGTCCCTAGTGTGCGTGAGAATGAATGGACAAGGAGAATCTTCACCAGAAGATTACTTAGCCTTCTTGACATTCGGTGACTTGGTGCAATTACTTCTGCAAGCCGGTTACGGCGATATACAGAAAGATTCGGTAGAATTAGAGCCTGAGAGATGCGCTAAATGCGGATCGTGGAAACTAAAGGAAGTCCCATGTCGGACATGCTCTAATGCCAATATATGAATTTGAATGTACCAACGAGGACTGCGAGGCCAACTTGCGGTACGAGAAGGAGTATCCAATCAATG